GGCTCAGAGCATACAGAGCGTCATTCACCGTGGGGTCGCTGCCGCTCAGTTCCAGTGCCGACTTGGTGGTGTCGGACAGCAGATTTGCCTTGCTCATGGTTGTGCCGACCACATCACAGCCTGCGGCGTTCAGACCAATGTCGAGGGTAGCGGTTCCAGCAAGAAGCTGTGTGCGCCATTCCTCGAAGGTTGCAGGCATATCGGTAGGAGCCTTGATAGAACGGGACTTACCGTTGCCCTTGATGACAGTATCTTTCATGAAATTTCCTCCTTACTCTCCGCAGTTATACAGACCAACATAGGCGAAAGCGTCCACCGTGCGGTCAATCTTGGAATACAGCTCGGTTTCCACCTCGGTCAGTGTTGTGTCGATGACATACAGGAGATATTCAATGTTGTTTGCCGTGGAAAAAGTGAGATTGTCCAGACTGCTCGGAACCAGCGGTGCGTCCGGGGGAAGCGTGAGCTGCTTTCGGAGAACCGTCAGGTTGTTTAAGTAGGCTTTCACGAGAGATTGGGTGGGCGTATCACCCATCGCCCAATTCGTCTTTGCCGCAACCACCACCGAGGAAGGGTCATACGGAACTTGGTAGATCGGGTCATCAGCGACTCCTTTCTCCGCTCGGTATGCCGCCAACTGTCCGGGGAGAGAAGTCATGCGGTTGGCGATATAAGCTACCGCCTGCCCCACACGGTTCATGTCCCCGTAATTGTAAGCACCCTTCATACCAGCCATGTACTCGGTCTTTTCCTCAGCGGAAAGGCTCGAAAGCCCTTCCGTGAGGATTTTGTTTTTCAGGGTAAAAACCCTGTCTACATCGGCCTGCGTGCGGTCATAGACGAGATTATCAATAATGCTCATATCAGACCTTTCACCTTCAACTTTCCGCTCAGAGAGCCGTTAAATGTGATCTCGTCCACCAAGATCAATGCGTCCATTTCATCGGTGTAGAGCGTCTGCAAGCCAATCACATCGCCCACTTCCAACTCAGGATTGCCACGGTATTTTGTCTGATAGGTGTTTCTCATTTGCAGATACTTTTTCACCTGATCGGCAAGAGCGGCGCACATCGTATCGTTGGTGATAAGGGGGTTTTCCTCCTTGTCGATTTCTCCATCGAGAGCCACGGGATAGGAAACGACCACCGAGTTCTCAGACAGAGTTTTGCCGGTAATGACTACGGTTTTAGTGCCGGAGGATAACACCAAATCCGCAGCTCTGGCGTAAATGTTGGAGGATACCAACGAACCGCCAGAAACAGAGATAGAAACATCTTGTGCAAGACCAGAGAACTCGACATGAAGCTGAGTTTCGGTGGTCGTTCCCTCGAAAAGTTTGGTGGTATCGTTTGCCGCCGTGTACGCATACTTGGCGACAGATACCGCTTTAAGCTGGTCGATCTTTGCGATGGATTGAGAGTCCTTATCAATCGAGTCAAAGTCCAGCGTGAAGTCCGTTTCACGGTAGTAGACCTTGCTCACCCGCATACGGCGATACGGCAGGCCACCGTCCATCGTCACCTCAATTTTGGTGCAGTCAATCGCCGCTTCGCTGTTGACAAACACCTCCGCAGAAGTGATACCCTTCACAGTCTGCGTGTCCAGCAGCTTCGTCCCGGCGTAATACTTCACCTGAATAGAGGTGGGGTACTCGTCCAAGGGGGTATCAAAGCGGAGAGCCAACACGGGAAGGTCGTGAGAAACATCAAAGGTCTTGGTGAAGGTCGGCTTTGTGGTATAAGTACCGTCTGCCACAGTCATCGCTTCGCTGATAAACCCTCGACCGGAGGGGTTGGTATCTTCAACAATAACCTGATCTCCACCGTCCAGTGTCCAGCGGTTCAGTTCCAACGCCGCATAGGTGTTACCGACTTTATTGCCACGGTCAACAGTGTCCCACTCGCTGTACCACAGATGACCGTTATCCGCCCATACGCCGCTGTAAATACCAACCACAGTCACGCCAAAAGGCTTGATGTGAATGATATTGTCATCGTCTGTAAACAGGCGGCAGCGGCAGGCGTGAGCGATCAGTTGCAGACAGTTCATGTGCGAGTCAATGGGGAGCGCCGCCGTAGTGAACATCTGCTTCAAGGTTGGGTCAATCACCCACGGGTGCGTACCCTGCGCTGTCAGCGTCAGGTCTGCGTCCAAAAGCACTTCCTCAGCCATGTCGTAGAAGTTTTTGGAACCGAGCTTACTCTTGTAGAAGGTTCCGGTCAGACTTCCAACCAGACCTGTCCCTGTGAAGGTGGCCTGATTTTTGGCGGCTTTCGGTTTGCTGTTCAGCACATACTTGTCCGCTTTCAGCCACTCGACCTTGCCCGTGGGAAGCATATAACCGTATCGGAGAGAAATCGGTGACTTCTTATCCAGATAGGCATAAATGCCTTTCGGGTTATCCGGGTCATAATTGTGTTCGTAGTCCAAAAGAACGAACTGCATGGTTTCCTGCGGCAGTCTGCGGGAGAGCGGGTCTACATCGTGAGACTCTTTGATGGAAACAATGTCATCATTTCCAAATTTCTTCTGCACACCGTAGAGAACCTGTTGTAACCGAGGTCGGCGGTACGGGAGGGTGTTCCCCATCGTCAACACGATCTTGTCACAAGAAGCGACCTTTGTGTTGATGACCAACTCTGTTCCCTCTACGGGAAGGGTCAGACTTTCCAGTACCGCCCCATTCAGGTAGAAATCAACCGTCACAGTGTCAGGCCATTCCTGATAGCGAGTGTCAAAAGTCAGAGTGATACCGGGGAAGGTATGAGGATTGCTGAAAGCACGGGTCAGCACCGCAGGGGTGGTGAACTTGCCCTCAGCATTACTCATGTGGCTCGAAACAAAGCCGTCATACATCGTCCCGGAAGAAGGAACGATAACCGTATTTCCGTCCAGCGCCCACCGGTTCAGTTCCAACGCCGCATAGGACTCCTGATAATCATATCCGTAGTCCAGCGTGTCGAACTCGGAATAGCTCTGCGCCCCGTTGCTGACCCAATTACCATCTGTTGCCGCTGCCGTGTCCACCTGAGAGAAGGTGATCTCCACAAAGGACTGCTCACGGAGCAAAGACTTCATCGACAGCTTGTAAGCGTTGCTTACCTGTTTCACGGCTGCACCTCCTTAGAACGGTTCGCCGCAGTCAATGATGTTGACTTTGCAGTTGATGTAGTCCGCAGGAAGCCCCGTGTTCGGGTCAAGATGGTATGGGGTCGCCGTGCGGTCGCCGGGGTACATCTTTCTGGTTGTCCAGCGGTTGTTCACCATATCAGGATAAGTGACCGTCACAAAGAAGTTCTTGTCAAAAATCTGCAACATGGCAGACCACTGTTCCGCCGTCAGATACCCCCAAAAGAGGTTGTTGAGCTTCTGTTGATCTCTGCCTACCTTCTGACCTACCACAACGCCGTTGGCATTTCTGGCAGAGTCTACGATAGTGGCAGACAGCAGCTCTAAGCCCCTGCGGGGCTGAGGAAACTTTGTGCCATTGATTGTAATGAAACTTTGCATTTCCTCAGCCCTCCTTAGTAGGCATTGGCGAACACGCCAGTAGATACTTGCCGACCACGCTTCTCCTTGTAGCGGTCGTAGGAATGACCGATCTCATTGTCACCAATGACAACGGACATATCCTTTTCCTCAACAACATTCAACAGAGCGTAGATAGCGGCGATCACGCCGTCATTGGCAACGGATACGCCAGCGGAGATACCCTCAACAATCTGGTCATTGTTGGCAACCGCCGTTCTGCGCCCCATCGCACCAACCATTTCCGCACCCGCTTCACGGGCGATAAAGAGCTGTCCTTCGTTCGGAAAGCCGCCGTCTTCAAAGAACGGAATATGCGGAATATCCACCAATCGAATATCAAACGCCGGAATAAGCGTGATACCCATAACGGACAGGCCGTTGAACTGGATGTGGAACATATCATTGATTGCGTCAATAACACCGTTCACAAGTCCAATGATGGAGTTCGCCATCTGTCGCACAAAGCGAGTAATGGGGTTATCGTCCAGCGTCCATGCCGCATACGACAGGGACAGACCCGCCGCCAGTACCGCAAGGCCAAGGCCAACACCCGCACCGCTCAGACACAGCAGGACACCGAGAACGATCAATGCGCCGCTGAGAATACCCGTGATGACCGATACGACTTTCTTAATGGAATTAACCACAAAATCCCAATTCAGGGTAGCAACAGCGCCAAGGCTCAATGCACCAGCCGCCATCAGGCCAAGACCGAGAGGAAGGGCGACTCCGCTCAGAGCAAGGATAGCGCCGACCGCCAAGAGAGCGCCGCCGACAACGGTGGTAATCATGCTGATCTTCTGCTGAACATTGTCGGAGAGGTCATTCCAATTCGGCATGATAGCCGTACCCATTGTGACCGCACCCGCCGCCAGCAGAGCCAGACCCAACGGGATATTCGCCCCGGAAAACGCCAGTGCCGCACCGATAGCGAGGAACGCCACAGATACAACCGTGGTAATAATGGCAATCACATTCTGAATTTCATCGCTCAGGCCATTCCAGTTGAGAGCCATTACGGAAACCAGAGAAGTAGCGCCAATCGCCATCAGCGCAATACCGAGGGGCATACACCCGGAGAAAGCGAGGATAGCGCCGAGTGCCAAGGTTGCCCCGCTGACCAGCAATCCGACTCTGGACAAGGGAGAAGCCAGAGCGTCCGGGATACTGTTCCAGTTCAGAGCTGCGGCAGATACAAGCGTGACAGCACCAACAGCCATCAGCGCAATACCCAGCCCGATTGCGACCCCGGTAAAGGCCAACATAGCGCCTACCGCCAGAGAAGCACCCGCCAGAACTCCCGTTAAGGTGGTCAAAGCGTCAGTGAGGTGCCGGTCACTGTTATGCCAGTTGATAACAGCGGCAGATACAAGGCTTGCTCCACCCAAGGCCATCAAAGCGATACCAAGAGGAAGGTTCGCCCCGGAAAACGCCATAATTGCGCCAAGAGCCAGCAGGAAGCCGCCGACAACACCTGTAATGAGAGCCAGCGTACTTGCCAGTTCGCTACTCATAGCAGTCCAATTCAGCCCAACGGTAGCCGCAAGGCCGACCGCACCAGCCGCCATCAGGCCGACACCCAGCGGAATATTCACACCGGTTACGACCAGAATTGCACCTACCGCCAGCATAAAGCCGGAAACAATCGTGGTGATCTCTGCGAGAGTGTTCTCAATCATCTTCTTGATTTCACCGATACGGGTCTGCACAGCGTCACCAAGGAAATCGTAGGTAGGCAAATCGAAATCAAATCCGCCTGCGCCGCCAACACCCGCCCCGGAACCGCTTCCCGTGTTAGGAGCAAAGACATTCAGCTCGTCAAAGCCTGCGGTGTACTGTTTCAGCTTCTTGGCAGCACCGGCAGCGTCATCGAGATTATCAGCCAAAGACCCAGCTCCGACAGCAGCGCTATTCACTCCCGAATAGTCCACATCGGTTAGCTTGAACCCCGCAAGGTTGGCAAGGGCATTGGCGATCTCCCGAATGACTTGAACAACAGCGATTGCATAGGGAAGAATTGCGTTCAGTGCGGGAATGAAGATGTTACCGATCGCTCGTGCGGCCTGCGTAAGCTGTGCCTGCAAGATACGAAGCTGGTTTGCGGGAGCTTCCAGCGTTCTCGCCATATCGCCCTGAGCGGTCGTTACCTGAGTCATAATGGCGTAGTATCTCAGCTCGGCCTTTTCTGCCTGCGTCATGTTGGCAACGCTTTCCTTGATACCAAGGTTCAAAGCGGTCTGCTCCAACCGTGCCTGCGACAAATCGTAACCCAAGCGCCGCAGAGGTTCCAACTCGCCGGAAATACCGGACTGTAACTTCTGCATAGCGTCTTCAATGGAAATATTGAAGAAGGAAGAAATATCGTAGCCGAGCTGCGTCAGGTTTTGGCTCATGAGCTGCGCTCGTTCAGCCGTGTCACCGAAGCCGGTCAGCAGCGTATTGAAAACGCCCTGATTGCGGAGCCACTGTGCCGGGTCGATACCCATAACATCAGATACCTTTTCAGCGTAGTTTTGAGCTTCGGCGGCATACTGCCCCAAGGCAACCGTGAACAGGTTCAGGTCTTCTTGGTACTTGTTGGACTCCGTGACCGCCTGTGCGATGAAATGACCGATTTTGCGGAAAGTGATTGCAACAGCAGCAACATTCAACGCTTTCAATCCGCTCGTGAACTTCCCGGTCGTGGTGGTTGCTTTACGGGCAGAAGCGTTGTATTTCTCCGTGCTGGTAATCAGCTTTTGGATTTTGGACGGGAACGCCGAGAAGCCGTTGGACACCTTCTGCATTTCATCGGCAAAAGGCTTCATGGCGGCGGCAAGGGCGGTCATCTGCTGTGTGAACTTGTCAATGTCCGCCGCTTCCAAATCCTCGATCACCTTCGGCAGCTTGGAGAGCTGATTGATAAAGGTGGTCATATTGGCCTTACCCAGCTCAGAGAGAGGGCGTAAACCGTTGGCAAGGGAAGTCAGCTTGTCGCCGTCCGTCCATTTCAGGCCAGTGAGAGCGGTGTTGATTGCCGTGAGCTGGTTGGCGATGGAGGAAGAAATCTTCACATTTCCAACCTGACTCAGAGCGGTCAGCGCATTGGTGAGCCGGGTGATCTTCTGCGAAGCGTCACCGCTATTCAAGCCTTTCAGAGAATTGGAAAGCTCCCGAATACCCTGAGCGGTCTTGCTCAGACCCGTTGCGCCGCCGTTGGTAGCGGTTTTCAAACGATTGAGCGTGTTAATCAGGTTTTGAAGCCCTGCGACCGCCTGCGTACTGTCATTGACGATCTGAAACTCCAACCCCTGAATTTCCACATTGTCAGCCACTTACGCCACCACCTTTCTCTTGAAATTTCTTATTGACCGATACCATAAAGGCTTCCATGTATGCCTTGGCTTGGTCATCGTGTTTTTCTTGAAGCTGCTTCTGCTGTTTCTTGTCCTGCCGACTGAACAGCTCATAGGGGCTTTCCCGATACGGCGTGGGCTTGGTTCCCTTCTTGGCGAAAGCACGAAGAACCGGGGCAGCGTCGATAAGAGCTTCGTAAAAATAAGCTCCTTGGAGCCAAGCGTCTTGATTTCTCAGGTCTTGCCTGATCTGCGCCGCCTTTCGGTAATACTTCACCAATTCACAGTCCTGTTCCCAAAACTGCTCATAGGTCATGCCGATGGAAAGATAGTACGGAAAAACCTCATAAAACTTCGGTGTGTAAGCGAGAAGGGGAGCGGGGCGATGGTCGCCGCCGCCCCCCTCACTTCTGGAAGATCGGTCGCTTACCAGCCGGTCTTCCAGCTCAGGTTTCCCTCGTTGCCCTCCTGCTCAGGCTCGTCCAGCAGACTCAGCAGGGGGTCGTTATACATCTCTACCAGAGCGGCAATCAGCTCGTCCTTGTGGTTCATACGAGCGTAAATGCTGTCGATCACATCACGCTTCACGAACCGATGATGGGCGAGGAACGCACCGGCAAACAGAGCCGGAAGCAGAGTCATAGGCTTGCGCTCCACATCGGCAGCAACAAAGCCGTTCTTCTCCATTGCTTCAACGGTCTTGCGGGTGTATTCCAGCGTGTAGGTCACGCCGGTAGTAGGGTCATTGATCGTCAACTGCTTTGCCATGATAAATCCTCCTTATCAATACGGCGATTGTTGGTGTCTTAGGTTGCGGAGAAAGCGATGGGGGTGGAAGGAGCGATGGTGATGTTCATGTTCACCACTTCGTTCACGCCGCCGCCCACGGGATACACGGACAGCTCACCGTCAAAGCTGAACTTGCCGTTAGAGCCATCGGGAGTAACAGTGCCATCGCTCTCGGTGCCGCCAAACCAGACCGCATAGCTGACCTTCTTGCCTTCCAAAGCCTTGAGGGTCTGGAAATCAGCCAGCGTGTAGTTGGCGGTGAAGGACAGACCATCGAGGGACTGGATACCGGCGATGTAGGTCTGCATATTGTCGCTCAGGGTGGTGGTTTCCAGCATTTCGGGTTCGCCGCCGAGGTCAGGGAACTCCTTAATGTCGATCAGCTTGCTCCACTGTTCACCAGTGTCGGCTTTCTTCATCAGAAAAACCTTGTAGGTGGAAATAGCCATTTCATTTACCTCCTATAAAGAGTGGTTCCGTCCGTTTCAGCCTTGTATCGGGCAACCAGACGGTAGATTGTTGCGTTCTCCAAATTGGGAACGGGGGACAGAGAAATACGCCGGAAATTCTTAGCGTACATAAGATCGTCCACAAACCTCATGATCTTTCGGCAAACAGATTTCTTACTGCCTGCCTTATCGGAGTAGACATTCACCTCGTACATCAGCGTAGCGAACCTCTCCGTATCGCCGCTGTCCATGTGAGCTTCCGTGGTGTAGTTATCCTGCTCCACCAAACACACATAGGGAAAACTGGTAGGGGCATTGACATACTCGCCGCTGACCAAGATACCGGGAAACTGCGCTCTCAGGGCTTCCGCAATCGGCGTGTAGATTTGACTCTCCACATCAATCATGAAAACACCTCCTTCGCAATTTCCGTGAGCCGGTCTTGCAGCTCCTTTACCGTTTCGTACATCGGCATATTGGCAGGATTGCCGTGAGTGATGACCACGAACCCGCCGTTCTTCTTTTCTTTCAGCACTCCGTTTGTGCCGGGGTCGCCGTAATAACCCCAAGAGTGCTGCTTGCCGTGACCCTGACCGTATTCGCCACGCTTCATGCCGAGTTCTCCCGCTTCCGGGTGATCGTCCGGGTAGGTCACGCCTGCGCCGAACTCAATGAACAGGGTAGCCCCGCCTGTCGCCACCACCGCTCGAACATTGCTCCCACGGGGTTCCACCGTCACGGAAACATCGTTCGTGCCGTCATAAACGGCTTGCGAAAACTTGACAGAAGCTCTTTCCATGCCCTCCTGCGCCACCCGGTCAAGAAAGACCGCAGTCCGCTCTTGAAGCCAATTCTTTCGGTTCTCGGTTTCCCGTATCAGCCGCTCAATCCCTCTCCCGGAGAACGGAACATGGATCGTCTGACTCACGATACCGTCACCTTACTGACCGCATAGGAAATGGAATTGAGGGACTTGGCGACCCGCTTGACCATGTAATCGTAGAGCGGTTTCCCGTCCTCGTCATACTGCGGCTCCTTGTCGATGAACAACACGGTATTCTCGTCAATGGGGCAGCTCAGGTCATCGGTGACGATCACCTTGTCGTACCCTGCGAAATTACCGAACTGCTCTACCTGAGCGGAGCCGGTCGCCGCCGAGATATTGGCGTTCATCGCCACGGCAGGCTTGTAAACCACCAGTTCCTCACCAGTTTCGTTGCCGTACTCGTCCTTTGCAGGCCCCTTGTGGTCATACAGCAGATACCAGAAGGGCGATTTGTTGCGGTTCAGCGTCCTCATGCACTCAACCTCCCATCACAGCGGCAAAGGGAACAATGTCCCTCAGCAGCGTAGGCGGCACATCGCCGTCTTCATAGGAGCGGGAGATACCGTTCTCGCTGTGAGCGGTCTGCCCTTCGGCTCCCCGCTTGTTCAGCAGATACACGGCAATCTCTACCTGAATGTGAGCGTACTGGTCAGGAACAGCGGTCACGGTGGGGTCAAAGGGATATGCCTTGCGGCACACCTTGTTTCCGGCGATAGAAAGGTAGGTGGAAAGCGTGTCCTCGTCTGTCTCGCCGGTCATGGCTTTCACCATTTTCAACTTCTCAGCGTCCGTCATGCTTTCCACCTTTCCTTTCTAAAATCTCTGTTTTACTCCTGCGCCACTCTTAGCCGCCAGCAACGGCCTTAGTGTTCACGGGGTTGTTTGCGTCATTGGCGATGAAGACGCTGCGGCTGTAAGTGGGAGCGGTAAACTCGGTAGAGATACCGGTAAACTTACCGTGGAACCACTCAGGGCCGTGGTCAAGGCCGATCTGACCAAAGAGCTGATACTTCTCACCAGCGCCGACCTTTGCCAGCGGCTCAAGGAAGAAGTTGCCCTTGCCGGGGACAGGCTGATAAACGGGAGCCAGAACGCTCAGGTTCAGCAGCAGGGCAGTACCGGCAGGCAGATACTCGCCAAGGTACAGATAGACAACGCCGATGGGCGTGACCACGCTGGACAGGGCGATACCGTTGATGTTACGGGCGGCGGGAACCACGGTCAGACCGTTCTGAACAGCGTCAGCGTTGATCTGGAACATGGTCACAGCGTCACACCACAGGCACAGGCCATCGGTGGGAGCGTGAGCGCCGTAAATCTTCTTCACCATGTCGGCAATATCCCACAGGCCGAGGGGCTTGGAAGCCATCGCCGTAGTGTTGGAGGTGATTGCAGGAACCAGACCACGGGTCTTGTTGATCTTGGTGTCATCAGTGGCCTTGTTGTAGACACCGTTAATGAAGGTGTACTCAATGTCGGCATTGACCTTCATCATCTTGGCGGCAACCTGAAAGTCCAGCTCGTTCATGGGGTTGGCCTGCTGACCCGCCACATTGATACCGCTCAGAGTACCCATGTTAGACATCTTCCCGTAGGAAATGCCCACAGACTCCTGAAAGATCTGAGTCACATTGGTCTTCTGCGCACGGGTCACAACGGTAGCGTCAGGGGCGGTCAGAGAAGCACTCTCGCTGATAGCAGGCTGAGCGCCGCCGCCAGAGGTGAACTCCTGACCGGTCACGAACTCAACATGGTTCGTGGTCTTGGCACGACCGCCGATGATGGAACTCAGAGGGGTGCGGGTGTTGCCCTTGTTAAAGAGCATACCGGAGTAATTGAGTACCCCGAAACTCATAGCAAACTGATCTGCCATAGTAAAAACTCTCCTTTACTCTTTTTTCGCCTGCGCTTCCGCTTCGGCTTGCAGGCGGGTGTAGTAAGCAACGGCGGCGAAATCACCGTTTGTCCGTGCTTCCTCGATTTTCTTGGCGTAATCCATCTCGCCAGTACCGCCACCGGCACCGGGAGTGGGCTTGGGGGTCTTTTTCAGAGCGTCAGCCTTGACCTGTTTTGTATACTCGTCAAGGAACTTCTGCTGGTTGGCAAACACCTTGGCAGAGTCACCATCAGCCATCGCCTTTGCGGTATCCTCGGCAAGAACCTCGTCATAGCCCTGAGCGATGAACTTGGCCTTGAACTCGGAAACACGCTTGGCTTCCCGCAGCTCGGAAAGCTCTTTCTCCATGTTGGCGAACTTTTCCTCCTGCTCCTGCTTCTTCTTCTCGTCCTCGCCCAACAGAGCGTTGTGCTTACGCTTCCACTCAGCGGCTTCGGAGTTGGCCTTGGAAACAGCGGCTTTCTGCTTTTCCAGCTCGGCGGCGTTGTCCTCATACTCGAACGCTTCCAGAGCTTTCAGCTTGTCTTCCGCAGACATTTCCGCATAGCCCGTGATTTTGCTGGTGTCGATCTTTGCCATAATGATTACCTCCTGCGTTTAACAAGGCTGTTCACTCAGCACTATTTTCCGTTTTTACGGGTTGTCTCCCGTTTGCGATTAAGGTCTTCCCTGACCATTCAACGCCTTACGGCGATCAAATCATTGTCTTCGCCTTTCTCATATCTCCGAAAAGATTGAGCTTTCACGGACTGTCCGAAAACTCCGAGGGCATTGGAAGGAAAAATAAAAGGGCTACCAATACCTTTTCGGTATCAGTAGCCCGTAATGGCTGTTCCTATCACCTATGCGATAGGCTGTTCGTATTTCTTTTTGCTGCTGACCGCCCACACGATCACCTTCTCGTGTCGTTCTGCGATCTCAACGGTCTTTCCCGTAGTCAAGATTTCCTCAATCTGTCTGACCGCTTCCGGGGTCAGGCGGATTTTCTTTTCCATCAGGATTAACCTCCTTCTGTTTGGTTGCGAGTTCAGCGGCCTTTTTCTCCTGTTCCTCAGCGTAATCCATACTCATACGGTACGCAAGCTGCGGGTCAGAGAACAGACCACAATGGGTAAAGGCCAGAACCGGGGCGATCTTCGGATTGGCAAGCATGACAGTCAGCACATTTGCCTTTTCCGTGATATTCTCGTAATTTCTGCGGGTAAAGCGGATTTCCAGACCGCTGAGTTTCAGTGTCAGGTCGCTCAGGTCACGGCAGATACGCAGAACCAACTTCAAGAAATCCTTCTCAGACTGCTTGAACATCAGCTCGGAGTCCTTCGCCCTCGCTTCCGCCGCTGACCAACCATCACGCATAATGACCGCAGAGCCGGTATCGCTGGTGGAAGAACCACCGTTGCGGTTCGGCATACCGCAGATCGTCAGGACGGTGTTATACATACTGTCCACGAGGGTCTGCGTCTGCGTCTGGTTCATTTCCGAGGTCAGATACTCGATCTCAGCCTTGAACTGCGGGTCAATGTCCTTGTACTTGATTGCACCCTCGTCACGAAGCTGGCGAAAATCCTCGGTGTTAATGTCAACATTGTGGAACAGCATGAGCGCCTGTACGAACTGCTCCACACCGTCAAGGCGGTTGCTTTCCACGGTATTGATAGCGTCCAGCAGGGGGAGGACGATCTCAAAGGCTCCCAGCCGAGCCTTATTCGCCGGGTACTCGATGATGGGAATACCCAAAATCTGAGGTTCGCTCCGAATGATCGCCCAAGTGTTCTCCACCTCGTAGTAGTGGTCACGGGTGTAACAACTGAAAATCAGGTTTCCGTTCTCGTCCTTCACATACTTCACACCCATCATGGCAGGGTTGCCGAGGGCTGTGGAGTAGACCACGAAAGCAAACCGAGGATCAAGGGTGAAAATCTCGAAGGGGGCTTCGTCTTCCTCTGCATCGGCTTCCCCATCAGGAAGTACCATGCGGTAGGAAGTTCCGCCGATGTGTGACCAGTCCGCCAGTTCCTTGTCCTTGGCAGGCTTATCCTCGCTGAGAACATAATCGTTCAAGCGGCTGACCTCAGCGGAAATGCTCTCGTCATCACTACGGCTCACATACTGAACGGGTTCGCCCATCAGATAGCCGACCTTGAAGGACACGATTTCATTGGCTCGGTTCTCAACGACTTTGTTGCAGATTTCAGGCCGTACTTCTTTCTCCCGGTAAAGCACAGGCTGATCTCCACGATAGTACCGATAGAGATAGTCAATGTCGGCGCTGTTTTGCAGATGGACGAACAAAGCCTTTTGCAGAACATCAATGATGTTCCCGGCATTGATTTCGGCAACATCGGTATAGATCACGCGGCGACCAAACAACGCTCTCGCACCCACTTACAGCACCTCCTTTCCACCCTATCATTATCTGTTCATTCGTATACCGTTTTGTTGGTTTCTGCTGGTTTCTAACTATAAGTATACCGTTGTGTCCAATGGTTGTCAATAGTTAATCTTTAATCATACCATTCGCCACAACATTTGTCAAAACCAACATTTCAGTAGGGACGCTTGAAGACCTCCACCTTGCCCCCGGACAGCATACGGATTTCGTTCTCCAACAGGGAGAGGGAGTCAGGAGCGTCATCGTGCGGAACCTTGCCGGAGCGGGTGTAGGTGGTCACTTCCTTCATGAAGTTCCAATACTGACTGCCCCGCTTGTAGGTGGAGGGGTGCTTGAAGTAGAAGTTCTTCTTGATATTGTCGGAAGCGAACTCGATACGGGTCTGCTTATTGGAGATCGTGCGCTTCGTGCGGATACCAACAGAGTACCCACGCTCACGAATGATCTGGTCAACATCTCTGGCATAATATTGACCGGCGTTGTTGGACTCAAAGACGGCGGAAGCAACCTTGTTGTCGATCAGGCACTTGGCACATTCCGGCTTCGTCACCTCAGCGGGAGAGTCATCAAAGACCACATCAACGATATACACAGCATTGCCGTATATCATTGCCACCGGCATAGAGGTCGAGTCCGAACCGCTTTCCGCCGTATCGCCAACGGCGATGATGGTGTCCGGGTCACGATCTTTCGGCAGATCAAAGAAGTAGTTCAGCTCGTCCTTATTGAACAGCAGACCTTTCGCTTCAAAGGGCTGTTGCTGGAACTCGCTCTCAAACTGCTCCGCACTCAGAAGTTCCCGCTGCTCCCGGAAGTAGGCGGTGGTAAAGACCTTCTTGCCCTCCCGCTCGTATTCATAATTGCTCTCGTCCGTCACGAGATCGAGGGCGGGTATCTCAATGGCTCTCCAAGCCCAGCCCTCCCGCTGTGCGTGTTCCTGCACACGACCGATGGGGTCATACAGGGAATAGCGAGTGCCGGTGAAAACCATCGGCGTACCTTCAATGGCACGACCCATAATATCGCCGGAGATCACTTCCCACTTGTCATCAAGCCGCTGGCGGTTCTTCGCTTCCTCACGACCCTCTACGCAGTCATCGAGATAGAGGACATTGGTGGCTTCGGACAAGCCCACCTGTCGAGCGTCAATGGAACGACACATGATGGTGGGGAAACGGGACTTACTTTTCAGGTTCACCGTCTTCGTGTCGGCGTTGGTCTGTACCAGCCGTGCGTCCGGGAATACATCGTAGAACAGATACTCGTTAGGGACTGTCAGGTATTCCAGACAACCATTGTAGAAGCTCTTTACAAGGTCATCGCCTGTCCCTTCCATCAGGGTCGAGCGGTCAGGAAACTTGCCGGAGAGCATATTCACAAAATTGATGCCTGTTTGTGACTTACCCGCTCGTTTCGGCATGGAGATCGTCAAAAGGCGCAGTTTTCCGTCCAGAACATCTTGAAACCCCTGCACCATCGGTCTGAGATAGTGCTTGCGGGGCGCATAAAACCGCTTTTCCGGCTTGCGGTCGAGTTCAATGTAGGTCATGAAGGAGTCAAAATCATGGGGCGCTTCAAAGAGAAGACACCGCCGCCACTGTTCATAGAACTTCGCCCCGCCGCCACGAACTACCTGATCGGCGGAGAGTGCCAGCAGCTCCTTGTTCATCTTATGCGCCGCCGAAAAATCTTCGGTTTCCCACTCCCGACATAAAGAAAAAAGGTCGCTGTACGCCCCGTTATCTTCCGGTCGGCGGTCGATCACGGCTCGGATAGAGCCTGAGAGTTTTTCATAATTCATGTGCATTTCCTTTCCAACAAAAAAACGAGCTACCCGTGTATTTCTACACAGATAGCCCGTCATGGCTGTCACTCCTGCCCTTGCAGAAGCCGATTATAAAATTTTCGGTATCACAAACGCCAGAACCAGCAAAATAGAACTGATTATCAGGAAATATCCGATTACATTGAGAAAAAACCTCATGGTGTCAGTCCTCATACTCCGAAATCGTCTTATTGTCCCAATCCAGAACCCCTAAATAGCCGCCCTCGGTGTCAGAATATAGCTCAACTGCTTTTTTCGTGTTCACTGTTTTCCATTTCACTTTGCCACGCCAGTTAAAATAGGCTTGGGTCTTGGTGTCAGGGATACCAGCCAGCTCTACATAAATGATCTGGCGATTTTCCAGCGTCACATTGAGCTGTAAATCCTCGCTGTCATAGATTTTACCACAAATCACGGTCATCGGGTCATTATCTACGATAGAAACATCGTGGAAATCAGTCACCCCTACGGTATCAAACACTTCCCGATAGCTTGCGATCTCGTCATCGGTGAACCCGGCTTCGGAAAGAGCCGAGTCCCACGCAACAGGTTCAGCCGAGTCCTTCTTGGAACACCCGACCAGAAAGAAAACTGCGATAATCGCCAGCCCGATCAGCCACGCCATCTTTTTCATTCCTCCCCCGCTCCCTTCAAAATCGGCTCATGAACACCTTTGACCCAATTCATGTCGCCGTATTTATACATACCCTCATACAGAGGGCGGTTGCCGAGAATACTCTTGATGGTGGACACCTGAAACCGCTTGCCGGAACGGGTCTGGTATCCCGCCTTTTCCAGCAGCTCCGTGATACCCAGCATGGAAACGCCGTCCTCGTGCTTCTCGAAGATGAACTTCACGATAGGGGCTTCCTGCTCGTCAATGGTGAGAACACCATCTACCACCTTGTAGCCGTAAGGACGGCGACCACCGCTGTACCCACCGCAGGAAGCCTTGATGGAACGACCCTTGCCGGTTCGCAGAGCGATGTTCTTTCTCTCCTGCTCTGCCACGAATTGAAGCAGCGCACGATAGATGTTGGCAAACTCGCTACCCTCTGTGAAGCTCTCCTGCGTACTCAGAAGTTTGATGTTCTTCTTTTCCAGCACATACAGGTAGTAGAAGTACAGCTTGGTATCACGAGCCACACGGTCATTCTTGAATACGATCACCGCTTCATAGGGAGGATTGCTTACATCGTCCCCATAAAGGATTTCGTTCAGGCCGGGACGGTCATCTTTCGCACCGCTGATTTCATCGACCTTCCAGTCTACGATGTTGTAGCCGTTGTCGTTGGCGTAGAGAAGAATGGCCTGCTTCTGAACCTCGATACCGTATTTGTCATCATCGGCCTGTCGCTCGGTGGAGACTCGGATATAGCCGATTGCGTTTTTGAATGTCATCATAAGATCACCTCTTGCATATAAGATAGCATAGGTAAATGTAATTGTCAATAGGTAAGTGTAAATAAGCCTTTTTATTTTTTGCGGGTATTTTTCGGCTCACCCCGCCCTCGCTGCCGCTGGCATATCCCCCGCCCCCGTCACCCATTCACGCCGCCCCGATCAGGCCAATAAAGCGCAAAAAATAACCGCCCCGGAATAGCACCGGGGCGGCGTTCACTTATTTAATTTCAATATTTCAATCAGGATTTGAACCGGCAACAAAAGCAATAATAAAATCAAATACACGCTTTCACCGCCCTATTAAAATACCGTATCAACAACGGTTAGAATTGTAACCCACAAATCAATATATTGTGTGCTGTATCCGGTATAATCGCCCTTGTCAAACTCTGTTTTGCCCGTGATAACATAACCGACTTGTTTTGCGCCCCCGTCTGATAGATCAACGAACATTTCCGACTTGTTTTTAATGGCATTTTTGGAAATATCGATATAATGCTTTTCTTTCACCCGTTCCCGGTAAATTTCAAGCGCATTTTCCACGCTATCCGCATCTATGCGCATATCTGAAACAATACCGCCGTCAATGTACCACTTTTTATTGTTGTATTCTTTCATTGTTGCCGTTGTTTTAAAAATGTAATTCATAATTAAACCCCCATTCTAATACATTCATCGAGCGGAATTTTATACCCATGCACCCGGAAAAACGCCGCCCCTTTTCGGGTATACTGTATTTTGCACCGGTGGAACGCTTTACCGCCGCCCCATGCACCGGAAACGCAGTAAACATAATCGTCAATGCCGTATTCAATGCCTTTGATTTCAAGACCATTCAAGCCGCTATAATAGGCGATGCTTTCCCGGCTTTCGCAATATTCCCGTTTATTCATGATTGCAAACCCCCTTTATAAAATCCCTTGCAAGGCTTTTCAGGCTTTCCCGCTGCTGTTCATAGGAAAGGCTATAATCATAGCGGATTTTTTCGGCCTGTTCTTCCACGGCTTTTACCTGTTCATATATGGGGCGAATATTTCCGAAAGGGGCATACCCTGTTACAATGGCAACCCCGCCGCCCATATCGTAAATATCAGCCGCCCACCCCTCACGGCGTACCGTGTACGCAACGGGATTTTCATAATTTAAAAGAGTTTGCAATCTGCAATAGGGAACGCAAATAATTTTATTGTAATTCGCCCGGATTTCCTTTTGCGTTGTCTTGAATTTCATTTAATACACCCCTTTCAATAATTCATGTTGTTAGCTGCACGGCGGTTATACATGGCTTTCAAACTTTCGGCGGGGGTCATATCCGCCGCTTTCGGCTTTTCCGTTTCTACCGGCTGCGTATCCCACCACGATTTCCCGCCGCCATTCATATCATAGAATGAAAGAAAACTATTTACATGGCGCATTGTAGTAGCAGAATAACCGCCCCACATACGAACGAACCGCCCCGCCGCCGTGATACGGCAAACAAAAGTATTGTAGGACTGTAAAACTTTTTCGCCGTTTTCCGTTTCAATGATTTTCGCCTTTCCGTAAAAACTCTTTGCCCGATCATAACCGCAAACGGGTAAATCAAAAATCTTTTTCATGATATAAACCCCTTTCAAAATTCAATTTACATTTACTGCCTTTCGGTAAATACAAGATAGCATATTTGCATTTACTTGTCAAGCGTAAATATAAAAGAAAATCAAGATTTTTCGCAAATGCGGCTGCTATACAATATAAAGGGCTGAAAAATGTTCCCGCTTTCAGATCAGGCCGGAACCCCGGCAGCGCCCACGCCGCCCCGGTGGAACCCGCCGCCGATCATCCGGGGAAAGGAAAAGCCGCCGACCTCGTGGGGAGATCGGCAGCTCTGTCAAAGTCGCAGACCCTCGCCGGAAAGTCGCAAAGTCGTTCGGGCGAAAGTCGCAAAGTCGTTCGGCATAGTCGTAAGCCATAGTCGCAAAAGTCGTGAAAGTCGCTCAGTCCTCCGGGTCATAGTCGCTGGACGCACCTACCACATCTTCGAGATACTTCTTCTCCAAGTCCTCGGCGGAAACCTGCTCTCCGAGCTGCTGGTTGGGTGTCAACACGACCTCCTGCTTGTCCGCATAGCCCATGTTATTCTTCATCAGGAAGATACCGGCGACCGGATTGATTTTCCCGTTCTGCATATAGTTTTCCATCTGAGCGTTCAAAAGTTGATACGCCTTTTTAACGAGGTTGCGGCTTTCCGGGGGCAAAGTCTTACTATCCACTCCATTTGCCCATTTCCATAGAGTCGTTCTATCAACTCCAAAAGCCAATGCCATACCAGCAACAGAGGGCTTCATATCGTCCTGAGCGCACAGAGCAAAGTACATACCCATACGCTCTTTGACCTGTTCAGGCTCTCTCACATTCACATCAGGCCAGTCCAGCATGACCATCGAATGTTCCAGATATTTTCTATTGTCACCCGGCTCTGTATGGACGCTCAGGGCTTCCTTACGATCAGGCCGAGTGCGCTTTTTCACAATTTCATCTGCCATAGTTGTTTTCTCCTTTCAAAGTTGCCAAGGTGATAAAGGTGAGTAATCGGGTGCATTTCCCTATAACTATTTCTATATACGCGCGTATAAGAGAGAGTTATAGGCATTTATGCCCGATTACTCACCTAACTCACCTAAAATACGAAAAACAATTTTTCAAAACACGCCAATTTGAAAAAAGTCTTTGCAAAAACACTCACCTTTATCACCTTTATCACCTAACTACCAGTTGGCGTTGATAACCACCTTGTTCTCGTGCATAAGTGCCGTTGCTACAACGCTCTCCACTCCATCCCAGTTGTAGACTTCTTTCTTCACGGCGTAGTCTGCCAGCTGCTTTGCCTGCTCGTTGTCAAGAACCATGTCCAAGCAGTTCCAATCTTTTTCTTCGGTACGCTTGCCGTAAGGAACACAGTACCCGATATTTTCCAAGAACTCATACCACGCACGACCGCCGCTGTCGGTGCTGGCAACATCTACCGTATTGACGACCTCACCACAATGAGGGCAGCGAACATCTTTGCGTTCCATGACAGTAATATCAAGACCCATTTTCCAACACCTCCTGAGCCATCTTCACCAGCTCGACCAAATCATAGAACCGCCGAGGGTCTAACCCGGTCTGCCGCTTCACCTTGTCCAAGTGATAGAGAACTGTATTTCTGTGTGCGAAAATAGCACGAGCAACATCGGTGACATTCATGTTGTGGTTTGCCATCGCCACAACGATGTGAGCGTCTTCCTTATTCATGGTCGATTTCCTTTCGCAGCTCGTCATAGAGTTCCGAAAAGCGGCGGTTCCAGTGGCGCAGTCGCCAGAGGAATAGACAGCCTACAACAATCCATTCAACGGCGGCGATAGTTGTCAGAATGTCACTCATGCCCTATGCTCCTTTCTCGCAAAGCGGTTGAGTAACACGCTCACGGTGAGCTGACCAATCCTGTTCACACAGGGACAGTTAAAACGGTCAGGGTGGGGAACGCTATTGCCAAGGTCGATGACCAGATCACGGGTGTTGTAGGAAATGTCCTTCGTGATAGTCGGCGTGGCATAGATCACCACATCACGGTTCATTGTGGCCTGTAAGAGACTCTTGGTTTTGGAGTGCGCCACCGTCACAGTTGCGTTACCGAGGGTGAGGTACTTTGCCAAATTCTGAACGGCGTGACCCCGGCCTACAATGGTAATGTCCTTAGCGTGAACCAAGTCCAATGCCAGCATGAGCGCCAAAGTCGCCTGAGACACCGATGACATTCCCTGTGAGTAGGAGTGGTCAATGTCAACCTCGGCGGTGAGCTTAATGTCAGACGGGACGGTTTCTCTGTCCACTACCACGGCCTTGTACGGAGGACAGGGATATTGAGTGAGGTCACAGTCAATACCCAACAGGTCAGCCTTGCGCTTGACCGCTTTCAGAAATACACTCTCGTAGGAACCCAGCAACAGCAGTCTGCCGGTAGGGTGAAAGCGGGTGGTTTCCTCGTCCAAGGTGGCAGAAAGCGTTTTGATTTGCTCCATTACATCATTCATAGCGCTTCTCCTTTCTTTCAAAGTCGTGGAGGGAGATCATCTTCTCACGGGTGAGCTTGTCAACCACCCGACCGATCTCCGAGTACCCGCAGACCGCCGCCAGCCGTTCAAGGTTGCCCTTGGTCTGCGCTGTGACCACGATAGAAATGCGGCGGAGGTTCTTTTTCTCAGTCTTCATCACTTTCCTCCGTGAATACAGTTCCCTCGAACCCTTCTGCTCTGCCGAGAAGTCTCCACAGTCCCTCGTCCTGTTCACCGCAACAGGGACAGGATTTGGCGGCGATTTTTCCGAGCTTCTGAGGAAAGTCCTCGTCTTCCTCGACATACAGAAGGTGTTCACATTTACGGCACATGAAGACGGTGAACATCGGGGGTAGTGGGATAGGCCGCTTTCGTCCACAACGATGACAGACCCACTCGTGCTTCCAGTCTTCACGAGTCATTTCATTGCCACATACACACTTTTTACTCATGTTTATCCTCCATTCGGTCGCAAACGTCAGAGATTGCACAGTCTTCACAGCCCTTATAATAAAAGCAGTCTCGGCAACAGGAAATGACAGGCATACACCGCTCAGCGTATTCTTCACAGTTAGCAACAGGGCAAGTGCCATCAACGCAGGCAACGCCCACATAATCGGGGCAGTATTCAGGCTTCATCATTGCTGTCACCTTCCGTCAAAGCTCTTGCGAGATCGTCAATCATCTGGTGCATGACTCTATCCCCAATATCATCTTCGTTCTGACACCAGAAGGAGAATTTCAGGTGTAGCAGCTCATGTACCAGTGTCTTTTCAAAATCGAACGGCACAATGCGGTCGCCGTAGCAGGCAGGGTTGATGATCTCAATACGAGCGGTCTTAATTGCTTCTGACCACTCGGTACAGCCTGCGGTATTACGCACCATCATTTCTTCCGGGTGAAGGTGGGTCAACAGCTTTATCCGCCACTCCTGCAAGCAGAGTTTTCGCTTCCACTTTTCCAGCAGGGCGAGTTCTTCATTGGTGGCAATCATACTGTCACCTCCTGTTCACGAGGGAGTTTTACGGTGTTACCATCTTTCAGATCGTCAGTGCTAAGTTGATAGGACACCAACTGCATACCGTGAGCCGTGACCTCTACACCATTGAAGAACCCTGCAATAATGCCATCGGGAATATCAAGAGTAATTTTCATCACGGACGCTCCTTTACAATGCGGATTTTTCTCAGGCGTTTGCCGCACCGCTTACAGATTTCATAATTGCTCTGCCAGCGGTGAGAACCATTACGGCACTTGACCTGAATATGAACATACGGGTCTGCTGTGTGGATACCGAAGCGGCAGAGGATAGAGTTACATGAACGGTTCATTAGGACGCTCCTTTCAGTCTGAGGTTCTTGTAGACGGGATAGCCCTGATACACAACCTTGCCGCCGTGCCACTCAGGGTGAGTCTCCATGTCAGCGTTGAACCGCTTGGCAGAACAGGCAAAGTACCCGTTGGACTTGCACCAAATCTTGTAAGCGTCAAACAGGGACTTCGAGCGGGTGTTGACCCCCTCAGCCTGTTCACAGCGTTCTTCGAGAAATTGCAGGCACAGATCGTTGTCACGTTCGTACTGGTTGACCACCTTCCGCATAGCGGGAGACATTTTCAGACCGAACCGCTTGTACTTGAAGTACCCGGCGACCAGCCAAGCGAAAATGCCCTGCATAGCTTCCTGCGTCTGGAACTCATTTTTCAGGTTCTTGTCCTGCTCTGCTTCGGTGAAATGGCGGTTGAACTCAATGACCCGCACACGGTCGGAAGCGAACAGGGACTTATCGCTGACGGTGGGAAGATCGTTGCAGGAAAGCCAAAGGGTAAACTGCGGCAGGAAGGTTGTAGCAGTCTCATAGAGATTTCGGGCTTTGATTTCCTCGCCGCCCGTGAGTTGCTTGATTGTTTCCTCGTCCAGCTTGCCATACTGGTTGCTCTCTGCCATCGTGACAAACCGCTTGCCTTTCAGAGAAGCCAGCATGGGGTTCGCTGCTTCGGCGTTTTTCGACCGTTCTGCCTTGCAGATGATCGACACGGGGGACACGGAAGCATAGTCACCGAGAAGGTGGTGAATTGCCGAGAGCATGGTGGACTTGCCGTTACGAGTGGTCTTGCCATGGAGAATGAACATACATTCCTCGTTCGCCATACCCAGCATAGAGTACCCCAGCGCCTTTTGCAGATAGTCAGCCTTGTCTTCATCATTACAAGTAACCTCTGCAACGAACTTCTCCCAGCGGCGACACCGTGCGTCCTGCAAGGTATAGTTGAAGTTGGTCTGCATGGTCAGGAAGTCGTGCCAGTCATGCTCCCGGAACTCCATCTTTTCGAGGTCGAAAGTGCCGTTCTTGCAGTTGATAAGGTAGGGATTTGCGTCAAACTCTGCCGAAGCGATAGGAAGCACACTGGCAGCGTCCTTCATCAGCCGGTCACGGAAGCGCCGGTCGCCCATCTTTACGATGAACTTCATGTACTCGGTACGGCGTTCTTCATTGGCGATCTCACCGCAGTAGAGAGCCATCAGACGGCAGAACTCTTTGATCTTCTCCGCTACCAGCAGAGAACCCGTGTCCTTACGCC